CCGCTGAGCAATGACCGGCCGGCCAGGCTTGCTCGCGCCCTTGATAGCGAAGATGTTGCGCCAGCGGCGAACACGGCAGAACTGGTACACCTCGTCAGTGTGATGACCGCCGGAGTCGACGCCGGTGGCGAGGATCGCCAAGCCGACGCCACAGGGGTGCCGGTAACGCGCCTTGAGTTTTTCATCCAGCACCGCCCAGGTGCGTTCGTCCGCTGGGTCGCCCCAGATCACCTGATGGTCAACCACCCAGCGCTCCATGCCGACACCGAAGCCCATCACCATCAATTCCAGGCGGTTGGCCTGGACGTCAACGGCACCGGTCAGCATCAGTACACCGGCCGGCATCGTACCGAGGGTATAGGTTTCCAACCGCGCCCGAGCGATCAGCACTTCGGCCTTGGTTTGCTCCTGCGCGCTGTCCCAGACTTTGGCCAGACGAGTGTTGTAGAACACCTGCATCAGCCCCATGTCACCTTGGGACTGGGCCTTTTTGGCCTCTTCAAAATCCTTGGCCAGCGTGCGCCAGCTCATCCAGCCGGTCGGTGAGTAGAGGGCGTTCAGGTGGAAACCGACGGTCTCGCCGTCACCCTCTGCGTGTGCCCGCCATTCACCCCGGGTCAGCATGTCGCTCTTGTGGTGTTCCTCGATCAGCACATCGCAATCAGGTCCCGCGCACTCGTAATGCACGGTGCTGTAATCCTTGTTGTAGTGCAGCCGCTCCCACTCCAGCACCTGCATGTGGCCGCAGGTCGGACATGGCACGTAGTAGTGACGCTGGTCGCTGGAGTCGAACAGGTCGGCGATACGCGAGGCGCCTTTGATTGTTGGCGAGCTGGAAAAGTAGATCTTCGCGTTGCGCCCAAAGTTGGTCGCCCGGGTTTCTGCCAGGCCGATCGGATCACCTTCCTGACCGACATCGTTTTCCCAACGATCGACCTCATCACCGTAGATGTAGCGCGCCGACAGTTCCGACAAGTTGGCCGCTGAGCCGGCAGTGGTGACGTACAGCGAGCCGCCTTCGAACTCCTTGGTGTCCATGGTGTTACGCGTATCACGTGAGCGGCTGGCCGCGACGCGTTCACGCAACGCCGGGGTGGCCTTGATCGTCTTGCTGATCCGCCCCGAGACACGTTTCGCCAGGCCCAAGCTGGGCAACAGCGCCAGGATGTTGGACGGTGCCATGTGGATCAGGCCGCCCATCCAGTTCAAGGCGATCTGGGTTTTCATCAACTGCGAAGCCACCATGGTGACCACGCGTCTGCAGGGGTGAGCCGGTGACAGGCAGCGCATGGGCTCGCGGGCGTAGGGTGTCCGTGAGGTGCGGTACTGGCCGGGCTCAGGGGCGCCGGTGTCTCGCGGGATTCGCATGAACTCATCGGCCCACTCATCGATCCAGAGGTCGGGGTCAGGGCGCAGTCCACGGAAATAGGCCTCACGGTATACCTTTGCACCGTCAGGAAATTCCGTGTGCATGGGATTAACTCGATGTCATGGCGTGCTCAAGGTCCGCTGAAGACAGGCGCTCGGCCTCTTCCAGCGTTCGACGGAATGTTGCCGTCAGGTGTTTTTCGATTAGCCAGGGGTCCGTCATGGCCGCAAGGTCATGGGACAGTTGCGGCAACGGCCCGAACAGTTGATCACGCAGCAATCGGCCGGCGTTGTAGGCACCGGTTTCGACCGCGTCCTTGGCAACCAACGAACCCTGGGCCTTGTGCAATTCGATCTCAGCCAACTTGGCCATGTTGTGTTCGCGCAAAGCGCGGGCCTTTTGGAAGTCAGGCTGTTTACCATCTCCGCTAACAAGCTGCGGCGGCGCAGCCGTGGGCGTCGGCTCGACCGAAGTCGACAGCTGGCTGTAAACGTCACGCTGAATCCGATCCTGCTGATGGCGAGCCGCGACGGCAGCCTTACTCGGGTCAGCCGTTTCGAGGATTAGTGCCTCAGTGGCCAGCACATCGACCTGCTTACCATTGGGCGACAACACCAAGCGGTTGTTGTCTTTCAACCAAGTGATGTAACTCGGCGTCCTGCCGATGCGAGCCGCGAACGCGCTCTTTGACAGGTAAATTGGATCTGTCATAAAGCCCTCCTTTTCAACGGCTTTTCAATGCAAACCTTTCAATTTCAATGGATTGAATTTCAGTAAGCTGGGAACCCTGCCGCTAACGCTTTCCCGCGGGTTTCCGACCCCGTATCCCTCGAATACCCCCAGGGTCCCCGGCGGTTTTCGGCGCCCCACCGCGATTCGCCACCCCTGTTCGCCACTGACAGATGGCACTTCGAGGACACGCAAGCACCAGGCCGTCCCGGTCGCGCAAAGGCGGATGTCTACGCAAACTCTCGCAGCGCCTCTTGCAGTCGCTTCGCTTTGACGATGGCAGCAGCATTACTTTCGCGCTCAGCTTCTACCGACAGGGCTACCTCTTCGATGCGTCCAGCCAATGCCTTCATGCGCTTGCTGAACTCTTCAGAAAGGTTCACCACTTCACTCGACAGGGTTGCCAATACGTCCAGCGCGCCATCGGTTGTTTTGTTCGATGCAACGGACTGCTTGGATGCCTGAGGCATGGTTGTCTCCTTCTTGGGTTTGGGTGTGGCTACAGCCCGCTGAAACTTTCCGCCGATTGGCTCCCTGATCAGCCCTGCATCTTTGAGCTCACCAAGAGCACGGCGTATAGCGTAAGCAGATGCACCACTGACATTGGCCGCCAGGACGGCGCCGTGAATATCACGAGCGGCCCAGCATGATTGAATGGGTACATAGCTAAAGATTTTTTGAGCGATGGAAGATTGTCCCGCAAGCATCTGCTGCTGCCTGGATTCATTCATAGCTGGAGACCTGCGAAATGAGTGGCTGGGTGAGAGTTATTCAGAACGATTAGATTCGGTGGGCATCTCACTGACGCCCAACCGCTTGGCGGCCCAGCGCTCGTACAACCCAATGGCGACATCAGCGCCGGCCATCGCAGTCAGGCAACCCAAGCTGCCGGCTGTCCAGATCGTCATTCCCGCGCCGATCATCAGCATCATCGCCGACACCCCGCAAACAATGCAGGCACCGGACCGAAGCGCCAGACGCCGCAACAATGCCCAGCCCCGCGCGCCATCTTTATCTGCTCGCCACATTTCACCGGATACGCCGCCGACCAAGGCCAGGACGATCACTAACCAGATCGGCATTTCTGCCAGTGCTTGCTGCTCATTTGTCATGTTGTGCCTCAAGTGAAAGAGCGCGCCAAACACAAAAAGAAAACCCCGCCGGAGGGCAGGGTTTTCAGTGTCGTGGCGCTTGCCAGGACGGTGCACAGCACGTGCTCGGAGGAAGCGCCGAGGCGCAGAATTCATATCGTGGTGACTTTTTACCCCCTGAGTACGGAACCGAAAAGAGGGCATTTTCGGTTAACCCCCTCGACGCAACTTTGACGCAACTTTGAGGAGACTTTGAGGTAAAACGCCCCGACCAGCGGTTAGCCACTTACGTGCATCTTTACGTTCAGCCAGCACCTCAAAGAGTCGCACATGAAGACTGTGAACAAGGTCGTAGTAGGTTTGCTTCGCCTTGGACACATATCCCAGCTCATGCATTTGCGAAGCCCAGGTTGGTGTAGGGTCGTAGCCGTAGCGCAAGACCGCTAACTGTTGCAGCCTTTCTCCCCGCCCATCTTGTCGAGCGATCTCGGAAAGAGCCGCACCGATTTCCTGAGCAACTGCATCAGGCCCGGCACCAGCCCCCATAATGATCCGCGATCCGGGAGTGCCGCGCGGTGCACATCCGCCCCACTCCATGATCGTTGCCATCGGGCTACCCATGCCTCCCACCTCGCCATTACTCCGAAGTTGCTCGCCCCAGTGCTTCAGCAGCACTTCCATTGCCACGATCATCGCCCTACCCCCCGAAAAACCGAACCCAACACAGAAAACCCGTTACCCAACACAAACCCAACACAAATAAATCCCTTTAAAATCAATACTCTTATTAACTTTGAGTTGAGTGTGTTGGGTTGGTTAGGTTTTTCTGACCTCGCATAAGAAAAAATTCTTACCGTTGTCGTCAGTGCAAATAACGTCACGTATGCGCGCACGCGACGCCAAACCCAACACACCCAACACAACAGCCGGAAGCCCGCGTAATTAAAGGACTGAAACTGTGTTGGGTTGCCAAAATCAACCCAACACACACCCGACACACCCAACACACTTTTAGGCGTAGTCATGCGGCAACTGCCTTAATGTGGTCCCAGCTGTCCACATTCCACCCTGCTAGCTTCGCGTTTGCTCGCCAGCTGACAACCACCGCGCCAAGCACGGCCGACTTCAGTGATGGGGGCGGGGAAGCATCCTGATCAACCGGAAAGAAGAACGCGCCAAACTTGCGATTATTCCCATCGGTCCAAGGTATCGATCGCGTTTTTTCCACTTCGGAATTGATGAACAGCGAGAACTTCGTCTGACTCATTACGTGTTCCTTGTTGCGCTGACACCACTCCAGGAACAACGAGTAAAGGTCAGTGGAAAGACACGGCCCCCAGAGTCCTTGACCCAGCTCGCTGTATTTCCACAGGTGTAGGAACGTCTGCCAGCCGGCCCGACTCAAGGCCACCAGGCGTTCACGGGCGTCAGTGGATGGCGGACGCGTTCGCTGATTGAAGTCGCCCAAATCAACCGACAACAGCCAGCCATAAAGAGCTGCGACACCGCCTTGCTCCAGCTCCCGGCCAATGGCTTTTTGGCGCGCCACAGGCAAGGTATCCAAGGGCCAGACAACCAGCATTCGGCGATCGCTGTCACTGATCGGCCACGGCATGATCTCGTTACTCAAGAACACCGCGTTCATATGGTTGGATTCCTCCCAGCCATTGATGAACTTGGATTCCATCCGCACCGTTTTGCCCGTCACTAGATGTTTGATTTTGCCCACCTGGTTGTATCGCTGATCGCGGCTGACCACCTCTTCGAAAACGGCCCAAAGCTTCCGGCTTTGCCAGGCGTTGAAATTGCTTTCCAACTGAGTCTGTCCGACTGTCGCGGCGTACTGGCCGTACAACTTGCCCATGGTATCGGCGAAAAACAGACTTTTACCCGAGCCCTCCATACTGGAGTGCATCAGCACAGCGGTATCCATCTTCGCGCCCAAGTGCTGCAGCGGAAACGCCAGCCATCGAGTCAACCAGAGTGCTGCTTTTTCATCGTGGTTACATAGGAATGAGATCAGCCACCGTAAGTTGGCACATGCGGCATCGTCCCTGAGTGGCTCCAGCGGCAAGCCATCAAAGGTATTGATGTAGATGCTCGGGTCCTTGGTCATCGTCGGGTCAAAGACAATGTGGTCAACGTCGACCACTCGCCGTTCGCTGCTGTTCAACCACAATGGGTAGGTGTCACCGAGGGCCATTTTCACGGCACCCTCGGCAACACGGCGTTTCTTCTCACGATCCCAAACATCCTTGGTGCCATCGATGTACACGTAACGCTCGGTTGGCGGCATCCCGAAGGCACCGCCCTTCTTGCCCGCCATCCGCCGCGACTGCTCGATATCGCGCACATGGTCATCGGATATCAGCTTGCGATGCTCGGTATCTTCCGCCCATTGTTTCGCCAGCGGCTTGCCGACACGCGCTTCGAATGCTGATTTCTTCATCACCCGCGACTGGTCGAAGTCCCACACGTGAGTGGTACCTTCCACCAGTGCATACCGCCGAAGGATCTGTTCAAGCGTCAGCACCTCCCCCGCTCCCCCGTCAGAGGCCGGAGCGGCCTCGCTGGTTTCGTCCGGCGCACAGCTCGGCTCGCTCGGGTGACCAGATGGGGTCGGGGGAAGATCACGCGGGTCCGGTCGCGGAGAATGCTGCATACCCAGCAATCGTGCGGCGTCCTTGACGGCCCGAGACTGGTCGCCACCATGCTGCAGCAAACAGAACACCTCGAACGCGTCGTTCTGGTGCCCGTTCGCGAGCGGATCGGCGCCGTGGTGCGAGTACACCTTGCCTTCGCTGACCGTCACGCCCGGCAACCCGGTGCCGCTATGCGGATACAACCACTTACTGCCACGCTTGATGTAGTCGTGGGCACGCAGCAGCTCTTCAACGTCGTGACTGCGATTGAACTCATCGATCACCGATGGCTTACCCGTCGTCGGTGGTGCGCGCTTGATGACCTTGGCCGGCGGCTTATTCGGCTTTGGCGCCCATGGACACGCCGCCTCGGCGTCGCGCTTGAAGATGTCCCAATTGTTCCAGATGGACAGCAACTCCGGAGTCAGCATCGGCAAGCCATCACTCACACTCGGCGGCGTGCGCCAGGTGTAAGGCTTACCCGTGCCCGGGTGGATCGATGGTGGCAATACATCCTGCACCAACCCGCCGCGCAGCTCGAACACCGTGATGCGCTGGTATTCGTCCGCCTCAGCCCGCGCCTCGGCTTCACCCGCCGCATCACCGGCTTCCTTCGCGGCTTTTGCCTTGGCGGTCAGCGCCTTGTGTATTGATCCATCAGGGTCTTTCTCGTTGGGCCACGCCAGCGAATGACGGCTCAGTTCAAGACCGTCAGGGACGCGGAACATAATGCGAAAGCGTGCTGGGTTGCCCACTACCGTCGGAAACACCAACGCCATCGCATCAAGATCAATTTCCAGCTGGTCATAGAGAACATGGCGCGTCCACTGCACGTCATCGACGTCCAGAGAACATATACGGCTGGGGCCAAGCACAACACCAAGGTTGTGCTCTGGTTTCTTTGTCCAGAACGCCGCAGCCTTCGCCGAATCGGTGAAGTACCCACCCGGCTTGTTCCAACCCATCCCCTTCGGGCCTTTCTGGCCTGGCTCAATCGGAACCAGCGCCAAACCAAACGCATCAACGTAAAACTGAGCCCAATCAGCAGTAGGCAATCGGTTGTCGTGATCAGTCATCTGCGCCGCTCCCGCAACCCCTGACAACTGACACAGGTCTGGCACCCCTGAATCGTCTGCTGTCGAAGCAACGGGATAGGGTCATCGCAGTCTTCGCAGAATTGAGCGCTGACGCGACTTGAAGGGATACGGCGACTGCGCTGAAGAGCAACGTCGAGCAGATATTGAGCCTGGTCATTCGCGCGATCAATATCGTCAGCCATCGTTACGATCCCCCATCGCCTGACGGGCGCCCGCCATGATGCCGAGAATTTCACGGATCACATCAGCACCGTGCTTCTCCAAAGCGAGGACCTCATGAAGCTCCCAGACGTTGTCCTTGGCTGCTTCATGCATGCTCGATACGAACTCTGCAGTCTCACCCAAAACATTACCGACAGCTTTCAGCGCTTCCGAAGTTGCAGGTACTGGAACTGGTTTGTACCAAACCACCCCGGCAGGACGCATCAGCGCGTCCAGCAGCAACGGACTGGCCGTCAGCCGGATAACCTCTTCCAGCTCGTCCGGCGTCAGCCAGCGGCGCTCTTCGTCGAGCTTCAGTTTTTTCTGAAGCGAGTCGTTATCCATGACCATGTCGAAAGCCAGGGCTGTGATGCCGCCCCGATAATCACGCCCGGCGCGATAAAGCGCATGACGCAAAGAAAGGACCGGACCAGCGTCCGGCAAAAGATCTGTGCGACTCATAACCGTAAATCCCCTGTTTACGGTGTGGCCGTAGAGCAAAACACGCTCTATCCTACGACCACGACCGATGTGCTGTGCGAATCGTGCTGTGCAGCACGGCTCATCGTTCCAGTCGGCCCAGGGGATTCTTATGGTGAGAGGTCCTGGGCCGACGCGCTATGTAGCGACTTGCATGTACCTGATGTAACTCGTTGCTTCCGGCCTGTAGTTTCTTTGGTGAGAGGTTTCAGGCCGGCGTTTCATGTGGCGGTGTGTTATGTGCTGCGTATCGTCACGCTGGGCTGGGGGATCTTTGGTGAGAGGCCCCAGCTCAGCACCCTTTTAAGCTGCTGACTTCAGGCCAGCTTCCGCTTTTTCTTGCATGTAAAGGCCCTCAATGGCCTTTCCTGTTACGTACCGAACATCAGCACCTTTAGCAGCACGATTGATAGTCGGCTGCGTTGTCCCTACGCGTTCTGCGATAACACGTTGGGATAAACCCGACCGCAGTAACTCCGCGAGCATTTCTTGGATAGTCATATCGTTCACCGATGCGCTTTCGCATTGAACGACACAATACACAAACGTATTGATCGATTCAATACAATCGCCGATACGTTTTTGAATCAAGGCAGAAAAAAGTGATTGGCGATCGCATTGCTCAACGCATGCAAGAACTGAGTCTTTCTGAAGGCGAGCTTGGTCGCCGTTCTGGCGTCCCCCAGCCAACGATTCATAGAATCGTGACGAATGCGGTTGCCAGCCCTCGCCACGAAAACATTGAAAAAATCGCCAAAGCCTTAAAAGTCAGCAGCAACTGGCTGTGGAAAGGAGGCGAACACAAGGCCCCAGGCGTTGAGATCAGCCCCTCATCTTCATCTGAGACCAACGTTGAGCCAGGCCCGGCGATCAAAGGATACGTACCCTTGATTTCTTGGGTACAGGCAGGCGCTTGGTGTGAGATTGAAGATGTGCGAACCATTGATGATGCAGAGATATGGCTACCATGCGCCGCGTCCCATAGCAGCCAGAGCTACGCTCTCAGGGTGCGCGGACTTTCGATGTTCAACCAGCATGAACGACGGTCCTTCAGAGATGGCGATATCATTTTTGTTGACCCCGCGAAGGATGCCGAGAACGGCTCACTTGTTATCGCTAAATTGGTTGATCGCCAAGAAGCAACGTTTAAACAGTTGGTTATGGAAGGGAAGCGTCGATTTCTAAAGCCGCTGAATCCTGCTTGGCCAGAGCCGATCATCGAACTGGGAGACGACGCCATGATTTGTGGCGTCGTCTTCTCGAAGCTAGAAATTTTCTGATACATCGCCGCGCCAGGTGGAGCCCGCTTCTTGCGGGCTTTTTTATGTTTCTTGAAAAATCAATTCGAATACGTATTGACTAGATCAATACGTATTTGTATCGTTTGCATCGTATACCTCTCACCAAAGAGTACGAGCCATGCAAACCACACAGCACAGCAACACCCGCTGCCCTGTCTACCTGCACCCAGCAGCATGCAGCAGCCGCGCAGCAGTAGAAGCCATCCAGCGCCGCACCGGCCTACTGGTGATCACTGCCCCCAAAGGTCGCACCGAGGCCATCCAGGCTTTCAACACCACCGCTGCCGATGACAGCCATTCGCCGTTCGGGGGTGACGCAGCATGAAGCAACTTCTAATCGGCCTTGCTGGGCGCGCTCGCTCGGGCAAAGACACTGCGGCTCAACACCTGGTGAACAATCACGGATTCCAGTCCTACGCGTTCGCTGATCCGTTGCGTGACGGCCTGATGCACATCCTTAACCTGAGTCCGTGTGACTTCGAAGGCGAGCAAAAGGAACAAGCGTTGCCATGGTTGGGACGCTCACCTCGCGAACTAATGCAGTCCCTAGGCACCGAGTGGGGCCGCGACAACGTGCATCCTGAACTGTGGCTGCTACTGGCCGCGCAGAACCTAGACCTATTGGCACGCACCCACGACACCGCACGTGGCTTCGTAGTCAGCGACGTTCGGTTCAACAACGAAGCGGACTTCATCCGTAAGCGCGGTGGCGTAGTACTTCACATGAATCGCGTGGTGGCATCACCCGTAAAACTGCACAGCAGCGAAAACGGAATCCAGATTGCTCATGGCGACTTGCGGCTGAAAAACGATGGTTCCCTCGATGAATTGTTCATGAACGTCAACGACATCGTGGACACGCTGCACGCCCGTGCAGCAGTCGCCTGAGGACAGCGTCATGAACCGCACCCTGGACGAAACCGCCGCAGTGCTCGGACTCAAACCCCGGAAATTCCGCGAGCAACTGCGTGAGCTCCGCATGCTGACGCAAAGCGGCGACCTGGCCAGCCACCACCGTGGCGGCGGCAATCTGTTTTCAGACCCGCGCAGCGTCCAGATCGGGACCACCAACCGTTACAAGCATTACGCCGTGGTGATGGTCACTGAGGCTGGCGTGCAATGGCTGGCCAAGAAGCTGGGTATCACCATCACGCACAAGGACGCCGCCGCATGAAAACCAACTACTTCAATGCCTACACCCAAGCTCTCGGCGCCCTGAGACTGATCCCCATCTACCTGGACAGCCCGGGCGTAGTCAGCCGCGCCACACTGATCGGCGCCGCGAGCGAAGCGATTAACCTGCTGGACAGCATGCCTTGCCGCACAGTGGAACTGGCCGAGGTCTTTCGCTGTGTCAACAACGTGATCCAAGAAGGCCAAGTTGCCTATGTCACTCCGACCAACTCGCCCGAGTATCCATTCGGCGCCGTTGTCGCTGATGCAAAAGGCAACGTCTGCGCCGCCGGAATTGGCAAAAGCAAAGAAAGCCTCGCCGAACTGATCCGCCTCAAGTTGGTGCCCCCTCCGGAGGGGTTCGGGGAGGTCGCTGCATGAGCAATACCCTCGACCAGCTTCGCAAGCAGTTCGCCACACCTTGCCCGTCTCTGACGGCAGTGCGGGAACAGTACTTCTCGCACATCCGCACGGACCGTTACCTGCTGAGTGAGATCAAGGCTGGGCGCATTGCTTTGGTCGTGACACACCTGCACAGGTCTGTCCGGACTAAACCGGTGGTGTACCTGCACAACCTGGCCGCCTTCCTCGACGCCCAAGCGGAGGAGGAAGCAGCCTGATTCAACGGCGCCCCTGCCGTCCAGGGGCAGACAACATCCACTCAATGAGGCACAGCACATGAGCAAAGCTCGCCCCTTCATCGACACGTTACGGGACATCGAGGCCGGAGGCTTACTTGATGAACTCAGCGAAACCCAACATAGCCTGGTCGATGCCATCCGCCAGACCGGCAAGGGCGGTGAACTGACCATCAAGCTCACCTACAAGCCTGATGGCAGCGGCCAGATGACTATCAAGGCCGACGTCAAAGCGAAGGAACCGATTCTGTCTCGCGGCACATCGCTGTTCTTCCTGACTCCCGAGGGCAACTTGACCCGCCGCGACCCACGACAACAGGACCTCCCGTTACGAACAGTCAGCGAAGACCCAGTGCCGGAAAAACTGCGTCACGTCAGCCCGTAACACCTGAGTCGAAAACCTCTCACCACAGCATCACCCAACGGAGCACTTCCAATGCAACAAGCCATTCAACAACTGGTCACCCTCGCACAGGCGATCGGCAAACCAATTGATCATCAAGGGCTGGCAGCACCCATTGCCTTGCTTCCTGACGGCGTGGACGTCCACACCCTTGAGCACCTGCTACCGAACCCTACTCGTACGCGCCAGAAACTCACCGTGCTCGATGCAGAGTCCTTCATTGCATACGTGAACCGCTTCGCCGATGCCGCGACTGCAGTGTTCTGCAACGGCCCCGAAGGCCGAACCTTCTTGGCGGTCATCGACTACCACCAGCCAGCCGCCCCCGCCTGGCGCGACCACGTGGCCACGTACCGTTGCCCTACCAGCATCGAGTGGGGTCGCTGGAAAGAGAACGACCGCAAGCGCATGGATCAAGCAACGTTCGCCGAGTTCATCGAAGAGAACGTCAGGGACATCACCCAGCGCGCAAACGAAGCGAACGACCCTAGCCCTGCCGACATGCTGGAAATCAGCCGCACCCTGGAAGCCAAGAAAAACATCACCTTCCGCCAAGGCACCCGCCTCGACAACGGCCAGGTTCAACTGACCTACAACGAAGAAATCGACGGGCGTGCCGGCGAAGCAGGCCAACTGCGGATCCCGGAACAATTCTTCATCGCCGTGAAACCGTTCCTCGGCGGTGACGCTTTCTGCGTCCCTGCCCGCTTCCGCTATCGCATTCTGGAAGGTCGCCTGCAAATGTGGTTCGAGCTGGTGCGCCCCGACAAAGTGCTCGAAGAAGCCTACAACGCGGTCCGCCAGAAGATCCAGAGCGCAATCGGCGAAGTACCGCTGTACGAAGCCACCTTGTAACTAATCCCCAAGTAACAGCCCGCCGCCAGCCTCTCACCAAAAATCCTGACGGCGGGCCCTACCGAGGTACACAGCACATGACAACAATTCAGATTTGCGCACTGATCGTTCTGATCGTACTTGTTGGCCTTACCTATTGGGCAGGCTATCGCGGCGGCCTGGACGATGGCCGCATCGAAGGTATCGACGTAGGCAAGGCCATTCAGCAATCAGATAGCTCAGGGACGATCAAGGACCTTAATCGATCGCTTGATCAGGCGCAGGACCACCACAAGCAACTCTACTCCCACTATGAGCGCGCATTGGCTGCCTCAAAACTAGGGGAACCAGAACGCCAGACTCTGCTGGCCATCGCAGAAAAACTGCGGATCGCGGCCGAGACATTCAGCGCATTCCGCACAGGCAAGAAACTCGAACGAGACACTATTGCGCTCCGCGAACAGGCTCTCGCCATGGCAAGCATTCTGGAACCGGTAGCGCAGGAAAGTGCCGCATGACCGCACTTCGCCGAACAGTCCGAATACGCAGTGGACAAATGCCGCCCCTCGACCTGAACGTCATCTGTGACAAATGCGACAAGTCGCGGGCACACGGCAACCATAAAGAATGTAGCAAGCAGCGCCAGGCCGAAGACATCGCACGGCGCGCAGGGGAGCGACAGCAATGAGCCTTCCACGCTGGGTAATGATTAACCGCGCCTCAGAACTTACGGGCTACAGCGAAGACGCCATTCGCCACAAAGTGAAGAACGGAACCTGGGCTCAAGGCCGAATCTGGCGGAAGACGCCAGATGGTCGAATTGCAATCAACATGACGGAGTACGACAAGTGGGCCGAGAGCGCACCCCAGCAAGCGGCCTAGAAACGGAGCTGGCCAAGCACAAAGGGATCGAATTGCACGGCGGTAGCATTCGTGTCGTGTTCATGTGGCGGCGAATCCGTTGCCGCGAATCCCTCGGCCTCCCGGTAACCAAAGCCAACATCAAACATGCCGCCCTACTAAGGGCGGCGATCATTCATGAGATCAAGACAGGACACTTTGATTACGGGCGGCACTTCCCCAACTCGAAGCATTCGACCAACTACACCAATGTAAAAGACGAACGCGTAGCAGCGCTGATGGAACGCTACAAGCCGCTGAAGGCCGTCGACATAACTCCAATGACCGAAGAGAAATACGGCTACGCTTTGGATATTTGTGCCGAACTGCTTGGGCCAGACCGATTGGCGGGCGTTCTCCTGCCCGAAGACATCCAGCTTCTCAGGACTCAACTGATAGCCACCAGGGCACCATCGACGGCGAACCATTATCTGGCCACGTTTGCCGGATTCCTGGCGTGGTGTGAGAGCAACAGTTACTGCCGAAAAGGATTGTCCGCCGCTTGCATTCGATTCGCGATGATCGGACGTGAGCCCGATCCGCTGACCAGGGGTGAGTTCGATCAACTGCTGAGTAAAGGCTGCCTGCACCCACAGGACTCAGCCGCAATCACACTTGCTGTTTACACGGGCCTTCGCCCGGGCGAGATGTGCGCGCTGGCGGTTGAAGACATCGATCTGGATGCAGGGCAGATCAATATCACCAGGGCAATCACCGCAGACGGAACATTCAAAGTTCCCAAAACCGGAAAACCTCGAATTGTTCTTCTGATGCCGCCGGCAATACATGCCTGCAAAGTTCTGATGGGACTGGTGGTCAACCTCGAACCGCGCGAGATCGTAGTGTTCATGAACCGTCACGAAAGCCGCATCGAAGCAGTCACCCCACTGCTGTCTCCAACAACGCAAGCTCGGAAGAAAATCATTAATCACTGGTTCATCCCCACGTCGTGGAACACAAAGTGGGCAGCCATACAAAAGCGCTCAGGGATTCGCCCGCGTAGGCCTTACCAAACTCGGCACACTTACGCCTGTTGGTGCCTGACCGCCCGTGGAAACCTTGCATTCATCGCAAAGCAAATGGGTCACAAAGACTTCACTATGCTAGTAGACGTGTATGCAAAATGGATGGATGACGAATCACCAAACGAACTAACTCATATTTGGTCGAACATCAAATAGAATACAGAACTTAGGAATGAGACATTGGCGATACGTCATCAACTATCATTAGCAATGCAAAAAACCATCCTAATAAAATGAATCAGGGCTTGTAGCCAATGCTCTCGACTACTGACCGAAGGAAATTTAGCTATCCTAGCAAGAGGAAGGCGTGGCATCTGAACGAGAACCCCAAAAAATACTATGCCGCGTGGGAGTCCCTTAAAACCCCTTTGAGCCGCATATCCTGGACGACTGACTCACCTATAGTAACTGCTTGCTCAAAACTTGCTGGTTCGTCCTCGAACACTGCCGCACTCCCCACAACTTCTTCCGGACGAAACCTGAAAGCCTTACCGACATATTGTCGTTGAGCCGCTGCATGTGCGGCACCTTGGGGTTGCAGCCGAGGGTCTTTTTCTAAATTGGTTAATACCCAATCATGCCACCCATGATCAGTGTCGCGATGCTCCCACGTTTCGGGATCAAGTATTTTATGACCGAGCTTAAAGAAAACACTCATCAAAAAGGAGGCACAAGTAAGACCGGCACCCTCTTCAAGATTAGCTACAGAGCCATCCATCTCAAAAAAGCTCTCTATTCCATCTGAACTAATCCCATAAGGAATAGTATTACGATTACGACCCCAGATTGTATCTAAAAAACTCAAAATTTCGTCAATCTGGGAGTCCAAATAATCTTCACACAGATACGCTGCAAACGGACCAAGCCGTGGATTAGCAATATAATCTTCAGGAGTTCCCCGCAGCAACATGAAATGCCAACCTAGATGCAATACCTCGACACCCGCTTCATCCTCAAAAATAAAGCCTGCATGTCGTTGTGTTTCCGTCCCAGAAATAAACACACCCAAGCGAGAGCCAGCATAATCCTTCAGCTGCGACATGATAAATCCTATCCTACCAACCCACGTAAAAGTTTCTTCGCATCAGGATCATCGCGCAAACTACGCTGCACCACATTGCGATAATAGCCCCACATAACAAGTTCATTACGCGCACGAAAAGTCGCCCGCAACAAACTAACTGCCATACTGGAACCTTGAAGCTCATCAGCAGCCGTATAAAGCATATAATTTAGCATCTCTACTTCTTTGCGCTCAAATGCATCTTCCAAAGTATGGAACATATAATTCAGAGCATACCGACGAGAGCGCACCGCTTCATATTGCTTTATGTTATACAGATGAAGTTTAGCATCAACCTTTGGCGAGGAAGCAGTTGACTCCGCATCACTTATTAGAGCGCCACCAAGAACTGCAAATTTTGTTGCCAAATCACTAAATCTAGCAACAGCCTTAGTTAAATTAGCATCAAATAAAACCGATGTAATGTTTTGATTTAGACGCGCAAAACCGCTTTCACCTTCACCGTAACTTGAAACCCCTTCAAAAAACATTCGAGGAGCGCTCGAACTTAGGTCCGCCGATATGCCGCGATACTTTTTTCGCTCTATAGGTGAAGGCAAACGCCCATAGCAAAACGAAGGAGAAGTTTCAACTTCCCTTGCTGAATTATATCTTCGTACGGCAACAAAGCTATCAGAAGTCATCATCATACTGCACCGTCCTGTGCTATAGAGCGACCACGACTCATTAACTCAACAATAAGCTTAGCCACATCAACGTTAATTGGAGTGGGACTGTCGGGTGTATTAACATCAATTTCAAGTCGAACTGCAAAAAATTGTGGAGTCTGAACTTCCGGATCAATTACGTTAAAACCACGAACATCTACACAGCCCCACTTCGACAACTCATTAACCTGAATACCTAAAGCAGAGCTCTTTTTCCTATTAACTTGAAGAAAGAAATCACTCATATCCTCTTCAAACTTCATAAAAGGAAGAAATTTCTTTAGATACTCATACCCTTCCTCAGAAGCTTCAACAGGCAGAAACAAAACCGCACCAAAAGCAATACGTGAAGCCTCCAAGCGACTTAGTGGTTCAGCAAATCCTGCACACGCTGTCAGAACCTCCTCAAAACCACCTGCATTCGGAAGCAAACTATCCATCGCCGAAAATGAGTCGGGTTGATCAACTGAATAGAGAACATCGACTCGGCCTGGCTGCCGATTTACTGCCAGAGTGCCTTTTAACCAGCTCCCCTGCTCAGCTAAAATTCCGTGCGCTTTCTTGGTGGTAACAGAGTCAGGATCAGTCGGCATAAGGTTAGACCAGCTGAAATTATCAGAGGCGGAACCTGGAGCGAGATTGATGAAGGAAAATCTCAGTACCTCTACCTGCCATGGGAAGGTTGTCATGCTTTTTTCAGACCCATTCATGTTATGTCGAGACCAGCTCATCCAATTAACCGGTACCGGGAACAAGTCTCAGGGTTTGCGCTCCGGCATAGTGACGATAGCAGGCGAGAGCAACCCTCGCATAGTGCCATAATGATATCAATCAACCCCTCGGTAGTAACCAACCTTTTTTACACTCACGCCAGCAACGATCCAAAGACTGTCATCGTGATACGCTTCGGTATCAAGAGACCTTTATCTGAACTTCGACACGATTTCGGACAGTTCATTGCTAACTGAAGAGTCTTTGCCCCATTTTTGCCCCAGTCATTTCTTAAAAGTCTTCTAAACAACTGATGAATAAAGCGATTTCCGATTTGTCCTCGCACACGCCAATGATGCAGCAATACTGGCGCCTGAAGAACCAGCACCCCGACCAGCTGATGTTCTATCGCATGGGCGACTTCTACGAGATCTTCTATGAAGACGCGAAGAAGGCCGCCAAG